CAACTGACGAAGTGACAACTGACGAAGTGACAACTGACGAAGTGACAACTGACGAAGTGAGTGCTGTTAGCCTCGAACACACAGGTGCAGGCTGGTATAACGTACTCATGCACGGTGCGGTAATAAATCCTGAAAAAATCAAAGGTAAACAGAGAGCTGTTGATTGGGCTGTTGAAACACTCGGCGTTACTGCTGAAGATATCGAGGCATAATTATGGCTGACCAGTCAAAGATCGACCTGGTGAAACTGTTCTTCAACGGCAACAACACCATTCAGTCACAGTGGACAGATGAACAGATCGGTACTTTGCTGGATGCCGGTATGTCACCTATTGATTGTGCAATTTTTATGGTTGACAGCACGATGTCGCTGTACACCACCAAACCTAACATTAAAGTCGGTCAGATTTCACTGGACTGGAATGCAGTGATTAACGGTTTGAACAAACTTAAACTGGATCTGGTTTATCGTAAAAATCAGGGCGCCGGTGACCCAGGCGGATCGGGTGGAAGTGTAAATCGCCGCATCGGCGGTGCAATTTTCACTGGCGGTTGCATTCCGCGTAAGTTTGAAGATGGTCAGCTGGATAACCCGCCTTTTTCGGACTATCCGTAATGGGAAATATTTCATACGCAGTAGATGTACTTGAAGGTGTTCAGACAGCGATCGCTGAGATTGGGGAGCAGGCTACAATCAGCCGTAGTACGCAAATGCGCGATCCTGCAAACCCTACAAAGCAGATTACCGTTACCGAAGAGTGGACAGTTATCGGCGCGCTAATGGGTCCGGTTAGTCGTTTTGATAACGCGACACAGACTGTACGCCAGGTAACTCAGTGGTATACAGATCTGCTGTCTGTACAGAACTCTGTAGGTGCATATCTGAACACCATCATATCGGGCATACCTGCGATCACCTGGGTAAGTAAAGAAGGTGATACAGTTACCTTGAGCGACGGTACAGAATTCGTGTTGCTGCAGAACGAACAACCACGGATCAGCGGTATTCAGTGCGCTGCATTTCATGAGGTGGCGGGCTAATGGGTATTCGTGACGATATTAAACGTGTAAAACTTGATGTTCGTGAGTCAACCACTAAAGAAATCGTCGCACTTGCTCTTGAAATTCACGGTGAACTGGTGGATAACCCGCCCGAAGGTACACCAATTGACACCGGTTGGGCCTCAGCTAACTGGTGGCCTGCGGTTGGGTCGCCAGCAACAGGTAATACTGGTCAGGCTGTAGAGGGTTCCGTGTCCGGTCGTGAATCACAGCGTGCAGCCGGTGTGACTCAGGTACTGAGTTATCAGCTTGGGCAGGGTTCAATTTATATTACGAACAATGTACCTTACATTGATCGGTTAAATAACGGCTGGTCCCAGCAGTCACCTGCAGGTTTTGTTGATAAAGCGGTACAGGTTGCCGTAACTAATTTCAGGGCGAGACGATGACAATTAATGATATTCGCGCGCTTATCACCATGCGTCTGATTAACCTTGGTCTGTTAGTTGACGGAATGGAAATCGACGGTGAACAGTATGACCCTGGTGCTAATGATACCTGGGTGCGTATCAACGTTCAGTTCAATACCGCAGCGATTACAACACTGGGCGGTGAAGGTGTGCCACGTCGGCGCGATCGCATAGGTACAGCTTACATCAACGTGTTTACGCCGCTTAAAGGTCAAAGCGTTTACGATAATGATGAACTGTGCGAACAGATTTTGCAGGGCTTCGAAGGGGTATGGCAGGATCCGTGTATCCGGTACGGTCAGCCAACCGGGGTACGTGTTGAAAGCAGTGGACGCGATGATAACTGGTGGTTACAGACAGTTGTGGTACCTTTCACCGCAGAGACAGTAAGATAGCCCGCTTCTGCGGGCTTTTTATTTATTTCCCCGTTGACCCGAAACCGCCCGTACCGCGCTCAGTTTCAGTGAGTGTTTCGACGATGTTCAGCGTGACACGCGTTACCGGCAGTATCATTGCCTGGGCGACACGATCGCCTTTCTGCAGGTTGTCCAGAATTTCCTGACCGGCAGTGGAATCAGCTCGCAGTTTTACGCGCACTTCGCCGCGATAATCACTGTCGATCACACCAACAGCATTACTCAGGCTGATATCATATTTGAAACCGTGACCTGAACGACTGAATACCAGCATTACATGGTTGTCAGGAATTTCAAACGACAGTCCGGTACCACAGTCGGCGTTACCATAATCGTCATAACGGATCTGGCCGTCAGTGGCGATATCAAAACACGCTGCACCGGCTGATGCATAGAAAGGTACGGTTGCATTTTCGTTTAATAGTTTGATGTTCATTAACGGATCTCAAAAGTGAAAGCCCGCCGAAGCGGGCAGTTTTATTAACGATGGATACGTGACTGGAAAAAGGTATCAAGTTTCAGATAACCGTTTGCCAGCATATCCTGTTTACCTGGGCGGGACATACGCTTAACTGATGCTTTGGTAACTTTGTTGCTGCGTGCTTCAGAAGATGCTGCGCGACGTTCTTTACGTGAAGGACCGAATACAGTTTTGATGAATTTCATTTTATTTACCTTTATCATGCCGGACACCATGTCCTGCTCTGAAAATGAATATACGTCAGTTAAAATACATCGTCAACAATTATTTTAACCTATCGTGAAATTAGTCTAAGTGGTACAATTTTACAGCAACCAACTCATGAGGAATTACCATGGCTTTAGATCCTTGCGCTGGCGGCGCTGCTGATGGTTCAGGCACTTCGATCAGTGTCTGTCGCGTCAACGAGCCTGTAAGCAATACACCGTGGACGTATCTTTTACCGAACGAAGTAGGCACCTGGGGTGCATCCCTTGATACCACTTCGAGTCAGCCGCTAAGTCTCGATCGCATGGCGCGAAAAGGTACAATCACTTCACTTTCAGCTGAAGCGCAGATCACCTGCGATCAGAATATTGATATGCTGGCGTATTTCTGCGATGCGCTGCTGTTCTCAGTCTGGAAAGGTAATAACCCTAACGCCACAACTTCAACTGCGGTTACAACCAGCGGTTACAGTGTTGCATCTGGTGGTGCGTCATTCGTCCAGGGTGATAAAGTTTTCGCTGCAGGCTTTGACGTTGCTGCCAATAACGGTCTTAAGACCGTAGGATCAGGCTCAACGTCAACTAACATCGCTGTGACGGGACTGACAGCTGAAGCATCAGGTGGACGACTGTATAAAGCAGGTCGTACAGCCACCGCCGGTGACGTTGATATGGATGCATCAGGAAACCTGACTTCTACCGCCCTGGACTTCACTACCCTGGGTCTGGTTGATGGTATGCACATCGCGTTTAGCGGCATGAGCAGCACAGCAGATGGTACAGCACGTATTCGTGGGATTTCTGCTAACCTGCTGACTCTTGATCGTCATAGTGGAGTAGTAGCTGCAACCTCTCCTACCGGTTCCGTAACACTGTATATCGGCTCGTTTGTACGTAACGTACCAATGGGTGACGCAGATTATCAGTGCGTACCTATGACGCTTGAAGCACGTTACAATACCGATCCTGCAACGTTCGAATACGGTACTGGCATGCTGCTGAATCAGATCGCATTCGGTAACAGCCTGGAAGATAAAACCACCATGGAATTGTCGTTCACCGGTCAGGACATGGAACCAATGACCGAGACGCGTAAGCCGGGGCAGTGGTTCGATCAGACACGTACCGAGATTTTCAATACTTCAGCTGACTTTGCTGATCTGCGTCTGCTCATCACCGGTGACACATCAGGTGAAACGTCTTATTTCAAAGACACCACCCTGACTGTGAATAACAACCTGACCGGCGAAACTGTACTCGGTAAACTGGGTCCACAGTTCATCAACCTGGGTAACTTCGAAGTGACACTCGAAACTGAGGTGGTACTGACTGACGCACGTGTTGCTGCTGCGATCCGTAACAACACTACCTGCGGTCTTCAGTATGTTCAGCAGAACAATGAAGGTGCAATCCTGGTTGATATCCCATCGATGACGCTGGGTGACGGTGCACGTAACATTGCTGCCGGCGAGAAAGTAAAAATCTCAACCACCGGTACGGCATTCAAAGACACCGAACTGGGTTATGCTGTCGGTTTCACGCTGTTCCCTTACCTTCCATAAAAGTAAAAACCCGCACGGATGCGGGTTAGATTTATTTCTGTTTTCTTTTTTCAGCGTAATATTTATTTTTACCTTTCTTCAGCGCTTCCGTTCTGCTTTTAGCGATTACCCGACATGTCCAACCATCCATATAATCGGCTTCAGTTCCACCGCTGTCCCAGCTACCGGATAAATATCGACCTACTACCCACTCTTTTTCCATCTTTTCAATCCTCATTTGTTTACGTTCACGTCAATCATTTTAACGCCGGGGATTTTACCAGCTTCGATGGCTTCAATGGTTTTCTCTGCTACAGGTCGGGTGAACACACCGAGAGAAAGAAGCGACGTGATTGCCGATTCGCGCTTGCGATCCGTTTCGGTGCGGAAAGTAAATTCCGACCCTAGGAGATGAACAGCCGCACCGTCAGCAAAACCAAACGCTATCCCGTTTGATACACCAACACATTCAAAAAGAAACCATTCAGCAGAAGATGCATAATTGTATTTCGCTTTACATTTTACCCCAACAGGCGGCAATCCCTCACCATTCCAAGCTGGCTGTTGTACTGCAATGGCGGCTTCGTATTGTTCTCGGGTGACGATCGCCGTAGCATAGTCTTCAGGTTCATCACATTTAAAATTTACCCCCGGTATCCAGAACGCTTTTTCCTCAGCGCCGTCACAAGTGTGTATTGAAAGAATGTCACCTTTGAAACCGGGCGTGCCGTTTTCAGTGAAGTATACTCCACCCCTATTTATGTTGTAACCTGCGTGAGATGCACGCTCCGGCCACTCACCTCGATCTGGCAGCTCTTTAACCAGCAATTCTAAAAGTGTCATTTCTCAATCCTCAGTTGTTTACGTTAACGTGAATTATTTTAACCGTTGCTATCATGTAAGTCAATACTGTAAAATAAATATTATTCACATGTACGGAGCAACATTTTAATGAAAATTCCTTCATCCTTACTTTCCAGCTTTGACCGCAATGAAACGGCACAGATTGAACTGTCCCATGGCTTCACAGTAACCCTGTGTGAAAACAACGTGACTAACCCTATGTGGGGTAAGCGTGCGCGTGAGTTCATTCAGGCTAACCCTGACCACCCGGCTGCAGGCGATAAGTTTAGCGAGTTCATTCGCGATCTGCGTCAGAACATTACTCAAGCTGAAAGTACGGATTTTATCGCTGATGTGCTGATTGTTGACTGGCAGTCCGATGAGTTGAAATACACTGCTAAAAACGCACGCGAACTGCTGCGTAAACTGCCGCGAATGGCCGATAACATTCTGTTACATTCATCTATTGAATCAAATTACCGTAACGCTGAGGTTGAGCAGGCAGTGGGGGAATAACAGCACTGCTACTGTGGACAGGCGAGAAACAAAATGATACCGATAATGACTGGATCAGAAAACTCGCATCACGGCGTAAAGTAGCAGTGCCTGAAGTTGCGGCTGAAAAAGCCGGCGAAGCGCCAGATATCCGACCTCAGTTCATGCCGTGGTTCAACGCGTATATGGAACTCGCCACATGCCGCACAGAGCGCCGAATGATACCTTGGACAGATATAGCTAAATATGCTGAGGTTTACGGCTTACCGCTTGAAACACTTCGTCGTATAGTAAGGCGTGTTGATGCCGCAGTGCAGGCTGATAACGATAAGAATAACCGTAAACTGATCAAGCCCCATTAAGGGGCTTTTTTCATCAGTCTTACTTGCAGATTGTAACCTGCCGTCATCGCATCATCAGTAAGCGAAATGACTTTTTTGTTATTACCTGTCGCGTACTTTTTCGCCACGTCGATGTTTTCACGATACGAATCGTACTCCCATGTGTGGCGCGAATGGTACATCCCACGCCCTTTCTGACAAGCATCCTGAACAACCTGGTTATTACGATCGTTAAACGGCAGATCGTATTTAGCCATCACAACTGTTGCGATCGACTGGCAGTCAGGAAGATTGTTCAGTTCATCGTTACTGTCACAGCCGACCAGCAGCAAGCACATTAAACCTATAACTGTTTTCATTTACATAACCCTCAATTATTTTAACCTGACGCTATTTAAACGCATACTGTACAATGTGTCAATACTTTTATAAAGCGAGATTAGGCGATGGCAATCGGTATTGAAATTGCACTTGACCCCAGCAATGTTGTTAACGGCGCTAACCAGGTTGACAAAGCACTTGACGGGATCGGCAACTCTGCGGACAACGTTCAGAAAAAAACTGATACGATGGGTGAGGCCATGCTTGCGGCTCTCACAAAGCAGCAGAAAGCTACGCAACAGATGCTGGCGAATGCTCAGGCAACTAAAGCTGTCGCCCAGGAGCAATCACGCCTGCTCGCCTCTCAGTCATCACTGAATAGCAGTTCAGCACAGTCTGAGGCGCGACAGAAAGAATATCAGCGTTTAAGTGCACAGATTAAACAAGCGGTGCAGCAGGAAGCGCAGGCTAAAAAAGAACTGGCGTCAATAAATAAATTACTTTCGGGACAGAAATTACCAGAACCTCAATCTTATACGCGAACCGAACAGGCTGTAAACGGTATAGCAACAGCAGGTAAAGCATTACTGGCGTTAGGGCTTGCGTCAAAGCTTGCACAGTGGGGCACAGCTTTTGTTGAGGTTGCGGACAACGTAAACCTTCTGCAGTCGCGCATCTCTCTGTACACCAAATCTCAGCAGGAAACAAACGCTGTATTTGCTCAGTTACAGGCCATTTCTAACAGTGCCGGTGTGAGCCTCCAGGATACAGCGGGAACGTTTGCACGATTCGCCTCCGCCGGCAAAGATATGGGCGTATCTAACGATCAGGTTCTTAAATTGATCGGCAACTTGCAAACGATGGCGCGTGTATCTGGCGCATCCACACAAGAAGCGTCAGCTGCTATTTACCAACTTAGTCAGTCATTCGCGTCAGGCAGGCTGCAGGGTGACGAATTCAGATCTGTATCTGAACAACTGCCTGTGGTTCTTGACACACTGGCGAAAAAGCTCGGTGTGACACGCGGTGAACTTCGTCAGATGGCAACTGACGGTAAGTTGAACAGCGACACACTGCTGCTGCTGGCCGGTGATTTTGCTGAACTCGATGCCCAGGCCGCTAAATTGCCGCGTACTGTTGACCAGGCGTCACAATCGCTGATGAACAACCTGGCTGCAGCTGCTGATGCGCTGAACGATAAGCTGGGAGTGACGGGGGGACTGGCTAAAGCGATTGACAGCGTTTCGTCATCGCTCGGTGACTGGGTTAAACAGTCTGAAGGTACATACGGCGAGGTTGACAGATTAAATCGCGTGGTACGCGATGCGGAAGGTGATCTGGCTATGTATCAGCGTCGTCTGGAATTTATTCCATCTGATACGGTTTGGGGTAAGTCGATCCAGAAAGACATTGACGACACTAAAGCTAAAATCGCATCTGCTAACATGGAACTCCAAGCGTATACACGCTTGATGACTACAGTAAGTAATTTTTCAGCAGATGTTGCAAAAATCACTGCGCCACCTATTGCGAAAAAAGATGATGCTCAGGCGCAGAAAACTATTAATAGTCTGCAAGAGCAACTACAGTACACTGATGCGCTTAAAAAAGGCAACTATGAACTGGCTGCTTCTATCAAACTCGGTACTGATGCTACAGCGAACCAGGTTTCAGCATATGCAATACTGTTGAAACAGCAGACAGACGTTAAGAATGAAAAAACAGCATCTGCAAAAGCATCACGCGAAGCTACATCCGAGGCTGAACGCGAACAGAAACAGTTAGAACGCAATCAGGCTGCTAATCAGAAATACATTAAAACACTGACCGATAAAACCACAGCCGGTACGTATGATGTTCAGCGTGCAAAAGAAATGGTTGCACAGTCATTACGCCAGGGTCAGTCTGTCGATGAACTGAGCGCATCATATCTTAAATCTATTCAGGTTCAGAACCAGCTTACCCTTGCATCACAACAAACCGAAGCGCAATCGCGCCTGAATAAAGATGCAACAGATGCTGAAAAACAGGCTGTCGATCAGTACGTGGCGTCGCTTTATCAACAACAACAGGCGAAACAGCTTGCGGCGCAGGTTTCACAGATCTCCACAGATACAACAAATGAACTGAATCCTGTTCAGGGTCAGATGGACCAGATTGCACAACAGGAAGCTCAGCGGCTGGCAATTCTTGAACAGGCTCGACAGCAGGATCTTTTGAACGAACAGCAGTACCAGCAACTTAAAACACAAACACAACAGTCCGGTGAACAGCAGCGTAACGATCTGTTAACTCAGAACAATGCTATGTTGCTCGGGGCTACCAGTGACTTGTTCGGTGGGATCGCCGATACGTTGAAACAATCTCAGGGTGAACAGTCAAGTATCTATAAAGCGATGTTTGCGGCCAGTAAAGCATTTGCGATCGCCCAGGCGTCAGTGCTGCTGTGGCAGAACGTCAGTAAAGCGATGGCTGTTGGCTTCCCACAGAACATACCGTTTATTGCGGCTGCTTTCGCACAGGGTACGTCTATTCTCGGAAGTCTCTCATCTATCGCTGCTACAGGCTTCGCAACGGGTGGTTACATCACCGGTGCAGGTACAGGTACCTCTGACAGCATTCCCGCCCGTTTAAGCGCAGGAGAATACGTTATGCCCGCGCAGCAAACCCGTCAGTACCGTAATGAACTGGCAGCAATGCGCGCAGGTACGTATAACGGTCAGGGTCAGGGTGGAGGTATGTCGGTACAGGTTGCAAACTACGGTAACGATAATGTGACCACTCAACAACTTGATGAAAATCGTGTAAGATTGATCATCGGTGAAGAGGTTCCTCGAGTTAATGCAGCTGAGTTTAATAACCCGTACAGTCAGACGAATAAAGCTTATCGCTCAAACTACAACGCAGAGAGGAAAGTGTGATGGATGAGTTACCGGAACTGCGATACGGCGGTGAGATGGTCCGTCCTGAGCGCGATAGTTATTCATTCAGTCAGCCGTGGGGTGTGACTAAATCAAATATAGCCGGCACCCTTTCGCGACTGGGCAGGAGTAGTTTTGGTGGACCGGCGTTATTGACATGTACTGTGCAACTTGGAAACCCCGCCCGCCTGCAATGGTGGGATGATTTCTATAATTACACTATTGCTGAAGGATCTAAACGTTTTGTGATGGAACTGCTGATAAACGGCGTGATTCAGAGTCACGTTGTTCAGATTGTTTCCACACCGAAGGTTACAACGATCGGCTGGCAAGGATCTGTCGATTTAAATCTTGAAGCTGTACCGATTGTTGACCGTTGTGCGGCTCAGGCGCGGCAGATAATGATGCCTTGCTACGGTGACAAAACAGGTTATATCATCGGTCAAATCATCGAGGTAGGTCAGCTTTTGAATAATACAGACGTTGCTTACTACGATGGAGAATTCCAGTATAATGGCGCTGTAAGTCACGATTACACCTCCACCTGGTCACTTTCAAAACATAAGGCTTAATCATGGCAAATTTACCTGAATCAGCAACCTGGGAAACCGGTATTTATCAGCTGGAAGAGAGTGATCGCGTACAAGGCGGCCCATCAGGGGTATCTAATAACCAGGCTAAGCAGTTAGCCAACCGTACATCATACCTTTATGCGAATAAAGCCGATCTGGCATCACCGACATTTACTGGTATTCCTGTAGCACCTACTGCCGCAGTCGGTACTTCTAATACACAGATCGCTACTACGGGATTTGTTGCTACAAGTTTTTCCCCGCTTGCATCACCGACATTTACTGGTACGCCTTCAGCACCTACCGCTGCAGCGGGTACTGCAACGACACAACTTGCTACTACAGCCTTTGTTGATAATTCATTTGCGAAAATTGCATCACCGACATTTACGGGTACCCCGTCAGCACCCACTGCTGTTGCAGCTACTTCCACCACTCAGATCGCAACTACGGCTTTCGTGAGAACCGGTGTTAACGATGCAAGCAACGCCGCGACGGGAGTTGTGGGTGAGTATCTATCCAATACAGGTACATCAACGTCACTCACAACCAATGTGAATGCTAACCTTGCGCAGCTTTCTTTAACCGCAGGGGACTGGGACGTCACCGGAGTCGGTCAGTTTGTCGGTGGTAATGCTACTTTGATCAAACTTGGAATACACACCACAACTGCAGCGTTTGGTGCGTTCAACACTTTCATTCAGGTTTCAGCTAATTTCCCAGCATCGTCCACATCCAACATAAACGGTCCGGCGTCGTACCGTCTTTCTGTTAACGCAACTACCACGGTTTACCTGGTCGCCATGTCAACGTTCACCGCTACTCAGACAGCGCAAGGGTTTATTGCAGCACGCAGGGTACGCTAATGCAGAACGAACTACGTGAACTGCTTACTGTAGCTACAACCGGCAAAGGTGTAGTTGACGGTATTGAAATGAGTCACAGCAGCTGGCCGGAAAAACTTTATATTACGTCAGCCTATCCCGGCTTTAGTGCCGTGCATGAAGACGCATTGACTTACGACTATCAGTATATACCGTTATCTGTAACCAAAGCGTCAAAGCAAAATGACCTTTCGCAGGATTTCAGTTTCACAGTACAGGATCTCAATGAGGTTGTTGGCGTATATCTTGATTTAATACCTCTTGACAGTGAGGAGAAACCGTCTGTAATTTTAAGAACTTTCGTATGGCGCGAAGATAACAGTGTTTCAGATATTCAGGATGGTCCATATAATCTTGAAGCTAAAGACATAAGTACTGTGCCGGAAGGCTGTACGTTTACAGCATCACCGCCATTGACTAACTATAGCGGCACGGGTGAATTATTTACGTTTGAACGTTTCCCCTCGCTTCTGGCTTACGCAACATGATCGGCGACCGTTATGAAATTGATACCTGGAACTGCACACATGAGGTGGCGCAGTGGTATTGTCTTAACGGTTACCCGGACATATTGAAGGGGGTTAATACTGACAACTGGGATCTGAACTTTGTCAGATTTATGCGTAAAAAATTCGCACCTTTAGAAAGGTCTGAACAAGGCGCACTGGTTTTAATGACAAATAAATATACCGGTGGCCTTCATGTAGGTGTGTGGGATCGTGGTATGATACATCATTGTTATTCACCGCCTGATGGGTCACCCGGTCAAACAATCAGATCGCCCGTCGGTATCGTGAAAAACTCACATAAAAATATCACGTTCTGGAGACTGAAAAATGTCTAAAATTATTTATCATAGTATTGACGGTGAAGAGATTGCTGAAGATGCTGATTTGGGGCAATGGTTGCTACAGCGCTGGCCGGCAGGTACAGTTCGCCCACGGGGTTTACTAATTTATAAAAATGATGAAAACATCACCCGAACATGGGTTGAAAACCCCGAACTACTTTCAGATTCGAAAGCTGTGTACCACATTTACACTTTGCCGAAGGGCGGGGTGGTAGGAGCCATTACAGGTATTATCAGCACAATACTCAACCCTATCCTGAAATTATTCCTGCCTAATACCTC